GTCCACCTTCCCTAGATTAGGCCTCCGGCCTCGTGACATAGTGTAGTGTTGAATTAAGTGCCTCACCTTACCTTGTTGGATTGTCAAGATCCATAGGGGTCAGAAGCCTTGCGCAGGCTCTTCCCAAGGACGTGGCATTAGACAAGGCCAGGGGCTCAAAGCTCAACAACACACTACCGCCTAGGTTCCCAGGGTGGGGGCCGTCCACCTTCCCTAGATTAGGCCTCCGGCCTCGTGACATAGTGTAGTGTTGAATTAAGTGCCTCACCTTACCTTGTTGGATTGTCAAGATCCATAGGGGTCAGTGGGTTAAAGGTATACCCAAGAGGTCCATTCATTCCAGATTGTGAGAAGTATATTTTAATCTGGAGAGAGTCAGCAGGTGCTACAGCTCCTCTCGCACGGATGCCATCAACTTCACTCGTGCCAACTCTAGTAGGTGGTGCAGTGCCAAACTGCACGATCCCCTTCATGGTTTCCCAAGATAAAGGGGGTTTGAAAACCCACATGGAGTCAGCCAAGTGGCCGGTTGTCTTTTGGTCATGCGCGTGGTGCCAAGGACTAAATAGTCCATTAGGCCCCATCCGAACGTCCAACCAGCCATCAGTGCCAACTTCAGAACGAAGTTGCATGGCAATTAACGTCTTCCCGGTACACACCGCGTCAAGGGTCTTAGTTACCCAGACACCATTGCTCATTAGGTTCCCAGAGGAATCCCAGGTGAGATTGGTGCACATGACGGTTGCTGTTGGTGAGGATGTGAAGTACCTAGGGAACGGTCCAGCTCGTGCCGTTCGACGTCGTCTGTTGCGAGGTTGAGGGGCGGGGGCGGTTATATTGACCGTAGTTGAACTGCGGCGTCCACGTCTGCGTCCCATAAGGTATGTACTGTATGACAGGATAGTTGTAGTTAGGCTTGCCCGTACTGAGGGGTGGATCCCTACCCCTCAGCCAGTGTAGTATGCGTGTCTCTAGGTCGTGCAGTTTCTTGTTCTCCCAGCCACCTCCAGGTCGAGATGGCAACTCAGATGGGTTCACAGGCATTCCTATGACTCGCGCAATCGCCAACAAATTGAAAGCACTAGTCGCCCAATACTTCCAATCCGGCTCATCCTGTGCCACAGAAAGTTGAACCCATTCCACTTCACCGTCACTCTGAAACTTGCAGTTCGGATCTAACCGAGACGCATCTATCGCCTGTTCGTAAGTCCATCCCATGTTGCCAAAACAGTTCTGGCCTATTTAGACTCCTGATTTCTTCGTGTTTCTTGCCCAAAGGGGTACCCAGTCTTTGGTACATGCTCTCAAGATCGAGCTGTTGATCAGGTGTTAGTCCAAAAGCGCGGAAGAATGAAAGGCGTGCATCATCAGTGATGACCTTTCCACAGAATTCCATCCCGCGTGCCAGTCGGTACATTCCCATACCTTTGAAATCGTGTCGCTTCGCAATGTCACTACCCTCACCATAACGCAGCATCCAGTGGTAGAACTCAGTGAACACCGGTATGCCGTCAGTAAGGGCCAACCCACACTCCCCCACAGCGTAGATCCACTTGGAAAATTCTTCGGGGCTGGACACACAGCAGAG